GATTTGGTTTAGGTAAGCCTTTACGTTGGTACCTTCGGGCACGGTGTAGGCGGCAGCGCCGCCCAATGTTTGGGTGCCAGTGTTTATGTTGCGGCTGGCTACTGGGTAAGCAACTTCGGGCAGATCGAGTACGGCAGTAAGGCGGGCGCTAGATAGTTCCTCGGAAACGTTAAACTCGGCAAGGCTGGTTTGCGCTAATAGGTAAAAATCATCAGCACAATAAACGGTTACCGTGTTGTTTCCGCCTAACTCGTACGAATAATCATAGTTCACTATTTGCCCTACAAACAGGGTTATAAACGTGTTAGTGCTGTCGTAACGGCCTAGCGATACTCGACGCAAAGGCGCCAACGTAAATTGCCCGGCAGGGTCTACGAACGGGCTAGACGTGTACAGCGGGTTTAGTATGCCGTTGGCTAGTGTGTCGTCAAGGGTAAACGACATTGTGCCAGCGCTGAATTGGTCACCGATCTCGCGGCGGCCACGGGTTACCGAAACGTTTTTAGCGTATTCCAACATAGGGGCAAACTCTGTTAGTCCGTCTAAAACGTATTCTGTGTTATTTAATACGCCGCGTGTTGCGTCATCAAGGGTAAACGCGTTCAGCATGAAACCAGTGTCTATAAATAGTTCATAGTTACCGCTGGCAATTACTGACGTGGCCATTAGCCCACCTGTATATTTGCGGGGCCTGCAGAACGGTTATAGGCGCGGATACTGTTTACTACCGCCTGCCCTACTTCCGCGCTAGTAGCAAGGCCGCCCGTAACGTTTACGGTAAGGCTGGCGAAATCCTCATAGCCTTGGCCCGGGCGTTGTGGTATTACTCGGCCTACTGGTTGCGGGCTGATTGCTTCCGCGAACCCTGCGCCTATGCCTTTAATGTCAGGCAACTTAATACCCTTTTGCCCCAACTTGGCTTGGGCTGCAGCAAACGCCGCTTCGACGCCCTGCAAATATGATTGGGCGTTAGAAACGCCGGCACCGTACCATTGGCTAGCGGCTGACTGACCGATAGTAAACGCGGCCTGTTCGGCTGCCATCACTAGGGCGTTAGTTTCTTGGATTGCTGTAGCGCCGCCCTTAATAAGTTCGGCTGCAATAGCCGCGCCACTTTCGCCGCCTGCGTCGAGTACAGCCTGCAACGCTTCTTGGGATAGGCCCAACTGCAACAGCGTTTTGACGTCTTGGCCGTACTTAACAATACCTGCTACCTGATCGCGTAGGCCCTGTAGAAACCCTGACCCTGTTTCGTCGCCTGCGTCTTTAGCGTCTTGGAAACTAAACGCGTCTTTAATGCCGTCGCTAACGTTCGTAGCAAAATCGCTAAACGCCTCTTGCGCTTCGGCTAACTGGGTTTGCGCGTTGGCTAGTGCGTCTGCCAAATATGTTTTAAGTGCGTCGCTGGCCTCTTTAACGCGTTCGGCCATTTTCTTAGCCTTATCGGATACCCCGCCTATAGCAGTGTCTACTTCCTCAATGGCTGGCGGCAGTGGGGTTAGTGACCCGCCAAACGTGCGATTACCTTCCACGGCTGATTTGGTGGCGTTTTTGTAAACCATAAACGCGCCAGCAGCAACTACTAGCCCGGCAGCAATAGCGGCAGCACCTACGCCCAACGTTAGGGCCGTGTTGGCAGCGGCAGCGCTAGCAGCCAGTGACCAGTTCAGCGCGGTAGTTACTATTGTTACCGCGTTAGCGATAACTTGCGCGGCCTTAAATCCTATTAGCGCGGTAGATATTGCGGCAATAGTGGTAGCAACGGCTAACAGTGTGCCGGTGTGATCTGCAGCCCAATTACCAAACTCGATCAGGTACGGCAGTACGGCCATAACAGCAGGCAATAACGCCATACCTATACTTTCCTTGGCTTCGTCTAACGCTACGTTAAGGCGCTTAAATTGCCCTTGCGCGGTACCTGCTGCTACAGCGGCTTGACCACCAAACGTTTTAGCCATAGCAGCCATAACTTCGTCGAGGCTGGCACCGTCTTTTATCATTTTCTTTAGTTCAGGGGATAGCAGCCCTAACGCTTTATAGTTGCCGCCGTACGCTTTTGCTAGCGCGTCACTGACCGAACCTAAATCCTTGCCCGTGCCGGCTGAAATATCCATAGCGAGTTTTAGGCCGTCGGTTGCTGCCGTTACGTCTTGGGTTACGCGAACCAGTGACGCAAACGCGGGGCGTAGTTCATCATCAGCAACGCCAGTAGCCAGCGACATTACCGATATTTGTTCCTCGATTGCGGCTATTTGGCTGTCGGTTGCGCTAGTAACGTTTTGTAAGGTTTTGGCTAATATCGCTTGCGCGGCGCTGTCCTCTACGGCGGCTTTAATGCTGTACCCGGCAGCAACAGTAAGCGCGCCCATAGCGGCAACTGCTGGTAGAAACGCTTTACCTGCTATATAGCCCGCTTTTTGCGACGTGGTTTCTAGCGCCTTTAGTTGGGTAATTGCTTGCTGAAACCCTTTGCCTTCGAGGCTGCTTATAATCGGTATGTTAATTGCCATGGCGTGTTACCAGTTTTCGGTTTGTCTTTTCCATAACAGTATCTACGATTTGCATAACCTTTTCGGTGACTGCCTCGCGGTTATTTTCTACAGCAATATCGACGGCGCGAGGCTGGCCGCCTACCTCTACGTCAAGGTTTGTTACAAACGTGCCGGAAGTGTTGCGGCCTGCATGGTCATAAATTGCACCGGCAGCGTCTGCCTGTTGGATAACCATAAGTTGGTAAGGCTTAGAACCGTAAACTACCTGCGTGGTATAGCGGTTGCCTAGATCATCACTGCGGTTAAAGTTTACGTAGCGTTCCTTGCTGGCCCGTACACCTACTTTTACCTTAAACCCTTTTTGCACTGTGTCAGTACGCCAACTGGTATTACGGCCTTTAATCAGGTTGCCGCGCACCATGCCTGATAATGGCGCCCCGTTTTGTTTGCTGTTATCAAAATGGGCTACAAGGCTACGCGCTTCGCTAATGATCTGCTGGCCTGCGCCACCGATCTGTTTAGTTACTTCGCGCCTGTACTTGTTATCAAAATCGTTTAACTCTTTTAGCGCTTCTTTAATCCCGTAGATTTCGGGTATTGCTGCGCGCGCAACCATTACTTACCGCCGCGTTGCTTGTTCAGTATTTCGATGGTGGCGTTCATATCGTCTAACTCGAATGATAGTTCACTAGGCCAAAAACCTGTTGCTACTAAGATTTCGGCAAGTGCGCGGCGCACCGTGCCGTTTAGGCTTTTGGGTCAGCGGCCTCGACTACCTCAATAGACGCCAGCGAACTAATGAACTGGTCAAGGTTGCCCGGTACCGTGGTACCTGTAGCGCGTGTTGCTTCGTAGCAAAGATACGCCAAATCCTCAACGCCTACGCCTTGCGCCATTTCTGACGCCTTGCGCCTGTACTTGCGTTCCCACGCAACCACCGTACTTAGGTTAGTGGTAACTGTGTTTGTGGTGCCGTCGTTAAACGTTGCTTTAAGTGTTAATTGCATTGTGCCTGCCTTTGTGTCGGGCCGTTGCCGGCTTTAATTAAACTTCGAGTACTGAGTAAACGCCGCCTGTAAAGGTAACGCTTACGGTACCCAGTGCGCCTAGTGCCATTGTGTACGGGATTGCTTCCAAGTATGCGCCTGTAAGGGTCATGGTTGGGTTGGTTGCGGTGCCGGGGCTGGTTGCTGACGGTGACCACGAAACGGTTACCGAGGTGCCTACCAATGCTTTAAGCGTGGCGTAAGTTTCCGAAGCGGCAAACGACGCGTACAAATCAAGTTGCAGCGTAGAGTTTTCGAGGCCTGCAGTGTAACTGCGTGACGTGGTGCCAAACGCGGTACTTTCCAGCGCCTCAATAGTGCGCGTAAAAACCAAACCTTGGCACTGATCCTGCAGCGAAACTGCGTTCACGGTTACGTTTGGGTTGCTTAGGTAAGTGCTGGTTGCCATAGTGGTTAGTCCTTTGGTGTGTTCTTGCTATTAGTTTTAGCAGGTTTTGGGGTTTCATTTGTGGATTGCTTTAATAGGCCGCCCTCGATTAGGGCCGCTACGTTTATGCCGTTAGCAGTTGCACCTTCGGCGTCGTATTCTGTGCCGGGTTCGCCTAAGCGTGGACTAATAATTGTGTAAGGCATTGGGTTTCCTAACTGGTTTGGGCTTGCATTTCTATAGTTAAATCGTAGGCGGGCATTTCGGCCCCACCGATAACAGCAATAGTAGGGCGGCCAGCGGTTACGGCAACGTTTTTACCTACTACCAAACTGGCTAGGTGCATTAGGTTTCGTTGCGCGTCAAGGTTGCCCGGGCCAAGGGTAATTAGGCGCACCGTGTAGGTCAGTTGCACTATGTTTCCGCCGCCGCCATAAACCACAAAACTAGGCGCGTCAATGAACGCACAAGGCGGCACAAGGTTACGGGGGTCTGTTACTACCTGCAGCCCTGTAACGGTTGTTAGCGTGGCTGCTAG